GTTGTAGTACTTTGCAACATTCTTCCAGCCCTCTAACGTCCCCTTCTTCTGAAACAGCGGGATGTACTGGGCAGTACGGGAGCTAGGTATGTTTTTCTCTATACGATTTGCAAAAATTTCTTGGCCGCCAATCACATAGGACTTTGCGTTTTCAGTCCACCCGAATTGAGTACGTACATTGACTAAATCCTGAGTGACTTTTAGTTCCTCTACCCATCTAGCTATATAGCTCATCATATTACCTGCTTGGTTTGCCATAACCATTATATCTTGCTTGCCTAAAGCTTTTCTAAATTCTTCCTTACCCGTTATTTTTTCACTAGAAAGTATAAACTGCTTCACCCCTTCCCGTTCAGTGTGGTGCTCAAAAATCCATGAAGGCCCATCTATAGGGTCTAAAAGACGTTTAGTTAAGTAAATATCACGGTGGTACACTTCTATCTCTACTTCTTCCCCATCCTTAATAGTGGTGCTGTATACGCCACCACCGGAGCGACGCTTGTAGGGGCGAGGGTAGGTAGGGATGTTGAGCTGAGTAGATGCCACGACAACACCCTCTACAACTTCCTCTACCTCACCTTCTATTATGTGGCCTTCTACCACATTAGTTTCTGCTTCGCGCATCTCTCTACATAAACTAATAGGAGACTTGAATTTATTCTTGTGCACACAGCCTTCACACCCTGCGGGGTTTTCGGCTTCAAATGTAGTGCACAGGTGCGGAGAGTCTATAGACGCGGCGATAGTGTTGGTTTCGTCTACTGAGTACCCCTCATAGTTTCGGGATATTACATGTATAGCTTGTTCGGCATCTACGTCACAATGTTTAGCTATAGACAGAACGTGTAACCATTCTGGATAAGACATGTCGTTAGGATGTCTAATAGCTTTATCGACTTGACCACAGCCAGTCCCGCGTGCGGTTTGGCGTATGAGTTTGCTAAACGACCACTGGTACTTACTGCCATACCCGCCGGTTCGTTTTAAATCTTCGGCATCTTCTACTGTTAGCTCACGAGTAGAGGATGCTGGTATCAAGGATACAGGTAGTAAAGATTGAGGAAGTGTAGATACAAAATCCTCTAACTCCACAAAGTTATCGCTAGCCCGAACTAAAACTACGGGAAGGGGCGGATCACCTTTAAAGTTATGAGTGCTAGGAATACGTAGCACACGCGCAGCATCGGCTGTAACCAACTGATCAGCCTCAAGACCGAACTCCGCACACGCTGCTTTAAGACGTTCCGCTGCCGGAAGCCACTCAGCTCTACTATACGAACGCGTTAGCGTCCAATAGATATGTAACCCACGTCCTGAATTAACTACTGCTGTAGGGAAAGGCAACTTGTAATGTTTACGAAACTTCTGCAACGCTACTAAAGCGTCACCTTGTGTAGTGTAGGGTTTAGTCGCACCACAATCGAGGTCTAGGAATAAACTCTTAATAGACTCTACGTTCTCAGCTACACGTTTAGTAGGTTCTGAGTACCTACCTAATGCAAAATATGCGTCGTACCCTTCCGCATTTAGGTTTGTAGCCGCTTCGATAACTGTATCTAAAGAATCGTAAAACTTTTGTTTTGTGCTTTTCTTCTTTGCATTTAACCCTAATAAACAATAATGCCCTTTTTCACCCAATACGGTGCCAAGAAATTGTTTTGCTTCCATAGTAAGCCCACGTCAAAGAAAAGGAGTGCCTCAATGGCACCCCTACCTCTTCTTATTATTTTAATCATCAAAGGCATCAAGCATGCTAGCAAGATCAACATCACCAGCTGGTTCAGCTTTTTTCTTCTTAGATACTTTTACTGTGGGTTCTTTAATTACCTCAGGCTCTTCCTTGGTTTCTTTTTTAGGTTCTTCGACTGCATCAAAAACGCTGTCCAGTCCATCTTCCTTGCTAGCGCCGTTGCTTTTAGTAAAGCCTTCCTGCGCTTCGAAAGGAGAAGCAGCAATAAATTCTTTGTACTTTATTACCTGCACCGCACGTATTCGTAATGACACTCCCGACCCCATGCTTGCGCTATAAGGAATAAGCTCTACAAATAAGTTTATCGTACTCCCTGAAGTTAACTGGAAGGCATCGTCTAACCGCTCATTACTAGAGTCAAAATGACGGGGAGGTTCGACAGTTTTGCCGCTAAAAGCCGCAGGGATTTTAGCCTTACCAATAAAAAATCCGTCTTCTGATTTCTTAAATGGCATTTCTAAATCAGGCCATGCGTCTTGTTTACTCTCTGCGTAAGCACTCGCCATAGCTTTAAAGAGTTCTTTAGCTTGCGCCCCAGTCATCTTAAAGCTAGTTGTGTACTCCGCCCCTTGCGCTGTAGATTCACATGGAGCTGTTCCTCCCTGTCCGTTCTTACCGCCCCCTTGTTGGAAATGGTAAGGCTGGTCTAACCTTGGGTACAAAGCTTCTACATTGTTAATCATAAAGGATGGTTTAGTCATATTAGCACTCTCGTTAAAAAGGTTATTAAAAATAGCATTAGTTTATAAAAACTAAGTTATGGTTTAGGTACTTCTACTTACTACAAATCTCTTACGTACACCCCATCCCCTTCAACAACACCAAACACGTTGTCTACGTTGGGGTAGCTATCCTGCGTAGGGGCGATCTTAAGCGTTACTAATTTTTCAGTATCAGGATGTGTCTGTATCTCTTTTGCTATCGCAGCTTCAGCTTCTTCTAATACCCGCAACGGTTTGAAGTACAGCTTTGGCGTATGGCTTTCTTCATCAAAACGTATTTCCGTAAGTAGCATCGCAAAAGGTACAGGCTTTTCTTGACTGTTAAGAAAGCGTGCGTATGTCTGCATTGACATCTTCTGTTTATCTTTACCAAACAAACTCGTAGCAGGGAGTTGTAATTGGTAAACTTCAGCAGGATTGATTTTGTCATCCTCATCTGCGAGTAAGACAGCAATCCGTTGTTGGTACCTACAAGCGCGGGTCTGCCCCACTCCCGAACCTTTAATATTTTGTTTGCACTCAAAACATGCTGAGGCTTGTCTAGTGTCCTCAGGCACTTCCTTTGAGGGTCTACCCGTTTCGCTATCTGCTGACCAACACGCAGGAGGATTACTCTGTCCTGCGACGTACTCGCCCTTGTAGTAAGTACGGGATATAGGCGCAGACTTAACGATTACAACTTTAATCGCAGGAGTTTGTAGTATTTCTTCGTGAGTTCCAACTACTTTACGAAATATATTTTCACGAATACTCAGCCTCAGCACACCTGAATATTGGGGCGGCTGTAAAACTTTCGTATTACTCTCAAGTTCGTCTAGTATATCTTGGTACTCGCTCGGTACATCATCCGAACTTTGTGTCATACATCTTCTTCCTCAGGAAAATCTAACTCTATCTGGGTAGGAGGGGTGCTGTCCTCTTGGTCTAAAGGGGGAGCTTCTTTTTTCAAAGCGCCAACTACCTCAGGAATATTAAAGCGGTAGGTGTTGGCTACTTTGATATAAGTAGTGCTTGGAATGTAACCTTTATTGACCCATTGGCGTATCGTACTTGCTTTAACCGCTAGATGGTCAGCCAAGTCATCAATAGGAACGTAAGTATCGCTCATTTTTTTCTCCGTATAGTTAGCGTGTATTCGCTATCGCAATTTAATCCGGCGGGAAGTAACTCAGGATTCTCTTCTAAAAACTGTTTCATATTGCCTTGGTGAATACGTTTCTCTAGCAAATCCACGCATTCATGTTCCAGCATAAAACGGTTCATCGACTCCCAATCGCTAGTCCAAAACTTAGTTCTAACTGACCTGTAGAAAGTTCCTGAGCTAGTACGTACAGACTCAATCCCACTCTCTTCACAATGGGCTAGCAGTTTACTTTTTATAGCGTCAAGCCCAGCGTTAAGCTCTTGTTCTTGCTTGTTAAATTCAGTAGCTAACTCAACTTTCTTATCCCGAATCTTAACGTACACCTTTACAAGGCGGTCAAGGTCAAGTGTATTATCGTCTTCTATTGTCACTATCTGTCCCCATTCTGGTTACGTTTCATGGAGTATAGTGTAGTCTGTTCTATAGTTCAAGCACGTCTTGATATAAATCGATCATCTTGGTGTAAACGTTTATCCGCTCGTCAAGAAGGGCGTATATACGCTTCTCTACTTTGGAGCCTTGCAGCTGGACTACGGTACATGGATGAGTTTGTCCTGAGCGGTGTACACGGGCGTTAGCTTGGGCGTAAGTTTCTAGCGAAGGGACTGGCCCCCACCACACAATAGTATTAGCCGCAGTAAGAGTAACCCCATGCGCGGCAGCTTGAGGTTGTATTATTAAGACGCGAGGGTCATCTTTATTTTGGAAGTCTTTGAATATCTGAGTGCGGCGAGAGGCACTAACGTCCCCACGAATAATCTCATTAGTAATACCATCTTTAGTTAGCTTCTCTTTGAGTAAATCGATGGCGTGTTTGAACGGCACAAAGACTAAAACTTTCTGACTAGATTCGTCTATAACTTCACGTAGTACTTTGTATCGATTCTTAATATCAAACTCTACTGTCTCTCCAGTGTCTGTATAGACCGCGCCACATGAAATCTGTAAGAGCTTGTTCATGTTAACCGCAGCGTTAGCTGCTGTAATCTGCTCCCCTCCCGCTACCATAACCATTTGGTTACGCAACGCAGTATAGTATTTCTTTTGTTGAGGAGTAAGCTCCACTTCACGTTTAACGTAAGTCATCTCTGGTAAGTCGAGACACTGTTCTTTAGTGAATCGGATAGCGGGTTGTAGCGCATGAAACACTATGTCTACTGCCTTAGGTTTAGGAACCCATTTGAACTGAGTAACTTTTTGCATAACCAACTCTCGGAAACCCCCAAAAAATCTAGGGACTCCTTTAGGGTTTACAAGTTTAGCTAACCCGTAGGCATCTACTGGAGATTGGGCAGCAGGTGTACCAGTCATTAGCCATAGCCAAGTGTTAGGGGTTAGTAGAGAGTTAAGTACTTTCCATCTTTTAGATTGAGCGTTCTTGTAATGAGTGGCTTCATCCGCAATGATTAAATCAAACCCCCCATTAGCTATCTCATCTTTGACTATCTCTACTCCGTCATAGTTTATAATAACGTACTCAGCATCACCGTTGATGATAGCCTGACGTTTCTTTCTAGCCCCATGCGCTATGTCTACCCTACGGTGCATCGCAAAGTTAAACAGATCACCTCCCCATGCCGACTCCATAATAGACAACGGGCAGATAATGAGAACTCGTTTTATTATCTTCTCTCGCATTAAAAAATCAGAAGCCCAGATAGCCGACCCAGTTTTCCCAGTACCTTGCTCGTTAAAACAGAAAGCACGGCGGTTCATGGTTAGGAAAGATGCGGTAGTTTTCTGATGTTCGAAAGGCGTGTACCGTCCTTGCCAATCGTATTTGCCTAGGATAGGTGAGGGCACGTTCTTAACATTAAGGTTACGCAGTACTCTGGACTCGTCTACCCCCCACCGCACAAGCACGTCGTTGTTGTTAACTTGCCTGCTTGTGGGGATAGCCGTGGTGATTTTAGCGGGATTACGAACCCGCAGAAGCAAACCTCTGTTGTCTACTATACGCATACTTACTTCTTTTTCTTATAGTTACGGGCACGGTTCTTACTACTACTCTCTATCTTTATTCCGTCCTTGTTACTACCGCCTTTGCTTAAAGCTTTGACGTGACTAACATCCTTACCTTCACGTTTGTCAGCTTTCCCGTTCTTGTTAGCGTCCGTACCCTTTGCATCTACTGCTCGTCTAGCACGTTGTCTTTCCATACGCGCCTTAAACGCTGCACTACCGACAGGGTTATTGGTTTGCTTAGGTCTATCTTTAGGGTTTTTGTAAGGCATTATGTTTCCTCCGTAACGCGAATTACGCGGCATTTCTCGCGTCTGTCTCCTAGATAATATATCTTACCGTCTGCCTCAAGTTGAGTGGGCCTAGCGGTAATGCTGCTATAAGGGAGATGAGGATGGATAGCTCGTATTTCTTTTGTAGTGATCCCATGACCTCCCGCTTTGACAACTTCGCTATAAACTAAGGCAAGCATTTTCCCGCTAGAAACTTCCCCCGCTGCGTCACTGCTAGTTTCAGGATCGTCTGTACGAGATAGCTTATAGACAGGGGTATCGCTAAATGTGTATTCCGTCATTACTTTTTCTCCTATTACCTTTTTCCGTTATGGGGACATTCCAGTACAACACAATGGGCACGACAAAGTCCTGTAGGGTGGGGATTCCAAACATCTACTTCAAATGCTTTCTCCACTTTCGCGTACTCTGTAAGCCATTTCTTCCACAGGTCGGACTCTTGATCGATTGTGTACGTGTCCTTTATGAACGCGTTACATACAACAAAGAGTAAGCCGCCTTTAACTACTTTTATCTCAGGGAAGTGCTTGAATGTAGCCAAGGCCATTAACTCTAGCTGTCCTTTGTCTGCGTACTTAGCAGACTTGCCAGTCTTATAGTCTATAACTTTAGCTACACCTGATTCCCTATCGAGTATCGTTAAATCTGACACTCCCCTAAACCATACGTCTTTGTCAAAAAACCCACACGGTTCAAGGTTTGCAGTTAGACCCATCTTAAACTCACAAAGTTTCTCCCCTTTCATACCTTTCAGTTTGTCGAGGGCTGCTTGTGTGAAACTAAATCTTGGGTCTAACTTATCTACTTCTCCACCTACGTACTCTTCGGCGGCTGTATGGAACTCATTACCGTACAGTATTGCTTTGGTTTTAAAATTCTCTTCGTAGTCCTTTGCCACTTTTGTGTGGTAGTACTTCTTAGGACATTGATCAAACGTTTTTAAACTGCTGAACGACCATGTTGGTTTGGTTTCCATTCAACGCATTCTCCATAGTTTTTTCCGACCTCCACGTCACCACGCACCGGAAGGGTGTTCGCCCACTCCGGTGTCCAACGCATGCACTCACTGACATAAGCCGCAGCTTCGTCTACTTCTGAGTCTTCCACGCAGCATATCACAGAATCATGTACAGTAAGCAACACTCTATATCGTTTGGATATCCTAACCATTTGGTCTGCCATGATGCAGCGTGCAATACCTTGGCAGACATTCTCTATAAGTTTACCCCCGTAGATTTTAGTCCGGCCTCGGCGGGTCTTGTAAGTAAACTGCAACCCCCGCTCTGTTTCTTCCGCTTGAAGATCGTTGTAGTACATAAGTAGTTCAGAAGGTAGTCGAACCCCTTTCTCATGCGGCTCTACTGTGAGCACCCCCTCTCTACCTATAGGAGCAGAACCCCCTTGGTACATTGATATTAACGCGACTTGAGCTTGCCTCCACAGGGCGGTGATAGCGTAATTCGTTTCCCTATAAATACGTATGATACGTTTAGCTTCTACCTCACTTACTTCAACCCCGAAGTTCTTAAGTTGGTCACGGAATTTGATAGACCCCATCCCGTACCCCGCGCCAAGGATAGTAGTCTTCCCTACAAAACGCTCTTCTTTGTTTATCTCACCTACAGGTTTGCCGTAGATAGCTGATGCCATAATCTTGTATACATCATCACCATTAGCAAACGCCTTGACCAATTCGGTTTGATTGGATAGCCACGCTAGTACTCGTGCCTCTATCTGAGCAGAATCGGTTTCTACTAATGTGTACCCTTCAGGGGCGCAAATAGACGATTTGAGTACCTTAGCATTTGGCCCACGGGATGGTAGGTTTTGCAGGTTTATCTTATCGGAACCGCCCCACCTACCCGTGTGTGCGGCGTAGTACTTAATAGGTACAGGAAGGGTTCCCCGTAAGGAGATGTCCAAAAACCTCTTGGTACGTGTTTCCTCTAGTGTACTCTTTAGCCCTATACGTGCCGCTACTAGGGCTTGTACACGGGGGTCTTCATGTTCTTGTAGAGCTTTAAAGTCTTCGTCAGACTTAGCAAAGGCAAACGCTTCTTTGCCTGTACGTAAACTCGTTTTCATAGGTGGAATAACGTTCAAGTACGAGAGAGCTTTAGCAAACTTTGGATTCGACATCAACTCAGCTTTTTCAATACCGCATTCTTCAAGAAGTTTTTCTTTCTGCTCTTGGAGTGTGTCGAGGTGTTCCTCCAGTTTGCCCATGTCTAATTCTAATACTGGATCGATAAACATACGGATGGTTACATCGATAACTTTAAGTTCGGGTTTAGGGAATGCACGTTTAACCATGAAGATATTAAACAATTTATAAGTTAGTTCTACATCCTGTATACAGTAGTCTCCGTATCTGGAGAGGTCATCGTCTGTAAAATCAGCACGGTGTTTGCCCAGCGCGTGTACTACTTCGTCGCCCTTCTCTCCTATACCGTACATTTCTGACAGGTATTTTAGCGATGCCCCAGTCTCCACACCATGTAGTCCACGTCCCATACACATCGTGTCAAGGAATAGCTTAGGGTGAATATCAAACAACCAACTAAGAATAGAACCATCAAACATAGTATTGTGGGCCAGCACAGCACTACTCTCCCAATCGTAGTTAGCAAGTAGGTAATCTTTAAGTGCACTGTGACCTCCACTTAACCAAGACGTTTCTCCGTCGTTAACTTTTACCGCTAGCCCGATAACTTCAAAGTCAGGACTTCGTACATACTGTTCGGTGGTTATCTTACTTAGAGAAAACGTCTTGTCATAATAGGTTTCAAAATCTACTGTTATTATGTCCACTAATTTGATCCTTGTCTCTTGTACACTCGCCCACCAGAAAGTAAGTAGGTATTTCCGTTAACCGTTAGCCGAATGACCCGCGACCCTACTTCTAAGGCAACCGACTCAGTTAATAAAACTCCGTCATGGGTAGCGTGGTTAACTAAGATTTGAAACCTTGTATCGCTTAAGTCACCAAGTCTTGGGTTGGGTTTAGTCATCTTTATTCTCTTACCCTTCACGGTCTTCCAATAGTGCACATTCCGTTTAGATGTTTCGATTGCCCAAACGTCTATACGTTTTCCGGTTTCTGAATTACGCATTCCTGAAGTGTCGAACCCGTGTACAAGTCTAAGCCCGTTACTACCTGTTGTTGCCTGTGCAAAGTTTCCCATTTTTTATGCCTTTTTATTACGGATTATTTTTGGGTTTAGTCCCCATCCTTCAGTGAGAGGGTCAACAACACTCTCGCCGTAAGAGTAGGTTTTTACTAAGCCGCCTTTAGCTAAATACGTTTTTATATCTTCTGCTAATTTCTCACGTTGTATTTCTTTCTCGTTCTTTACCATTACTTAACGCCTGTCTTATATATGAACTTTTGTAACTTTATGTATAACTGTTTCTCTGAGGATAGCTTTTTGAAAATACTCACACTTTAAGCAGTACCACCCTACTCGCTTCTGCGTCTCTATATTAAGTACTTGCTCAGAAGTTTCTTTGCACTTAAGACACACGTTAGTACTCAGGTCGCTAGATAGCGAAGGTACTGGTATCTGAGTTTCTGAAGACTTCATTAGTGTAGTACCGCCCTTGATTTAAAAGCCTGCATCACTAGCGTGTTCAACATCCAGAAAGACGATTCGTCCATCACTAAGCAGTCTTCTTCCTTATGCCTCCCCTGATCTAAGTACTCAATAACTTCTTCCTCGCCCATGTCTTGGTATAGCCGATGGCCTTCAAGCAGCATCCTAAAGTTTACTACTTCATAACCTGCACCTGTCTCAGCTTCTAGCTTTTCTGCTAAAGCAATGGCGTTAGCTACGCCGTGGATAACTTGGGTACTATGTTTCATCTAGTATAGCCTCCATACGTTTCTCTAACTCTTCTAACCTGTCCACGACATCTAACAACTGTTGGCCTAACTCTACCATTTCTTCGCCGTCTTCTTCGCTGAGTTCTATTATAACTTTCATTCAACATCCCATGTATCCATAGCTTCGTCGGCAGCGCGGTCAGCCATCTCTTGCTTGCGCTCTTCGGGAGATACGTAGTCTTCTTCCTGTGTTAACAGGTACTCTTCTAGTTCAACCATTACTCTGTCTCTACTCATTTCTCACACTCCGTTATGTCTCTAAGGATTAGGCGTTTCAATTGTTTACGTACTTCACCCGTACACTTAGTGACTATCTTAATATCATTTAGCTTTAGTGGATAGCTGCTCGGTTTCCAGTATAAGGCAGCAAGTGGTTTGGTAACCAATTGGTATGCCCATGTTTCCCCTTCATCATCCCTAACATAGAAGAGTAGGTCTGTCGGTAGTTCTGCACTCATGGCTCGTTCCTCCTTAGTGGTTGCTTTATCTAGTGTGACTCGTTCTTTTTCTTTGGTTGTCTTCAGACGAATGACTCGTTCTCGCTCGATGGTTGTCTTCGGTTCATTGACTCGTTCCACCTGTATGGTTGTCTTATGCCGTTTGACTCGTTCCATTTGTATGGTTGTCTTTCGCCGTTTGA